GAGAAGTACTTGGTGTTCATGTCTTGCAAGCCGACATTGACCACGAGGTTGTGCTCCTTGGCCTCCCACTTCAGGTTGCCCTGAGCGTCATGGCACTGTACATGGAACACGCCGCCTGCTTTGGCAGCGGCTTGAGGGGCTGCATTAACGGATGCAGCAGCGATGGCGGTGTCCGTGGATTTTGCTTTGTCGTTCAACATGGTTGCTCCTTAAACGAGACGGATGAGTGCGGATGTGCTGGTGTTTGCAGGCATCTGCACAGTGAAAGTGTTGGCCGAGGTCTTGTCGGAGCCGAAGTCCAACACACAGACGGCCCCGTCGGCACCGGGCGTGTAGATCAGCGCTCCACGAGCCGTGATAACGCCTGTCCATGCGGGGGATGAGAAGCTGATGTATGTGGTGCTGCCTGCGCCCACAACCACACTGGAGATCGTTGCCGTGACGGGCAGGCCCGTGGGGCTGTAGTTACCACCCGTGGCCTCACCAATTGCCGTGTACGCGGTTGTTGTCGAGTCCAGCGTTGCTGAGTTGGTGTACAGCGCCAAGTAGAACGTGTCCGTGGCAAAGTTGATCGTGCCGTTGACAAGGCCCGAGCGCAGCGTGTTGCAGGAGTAGTTGCCGGTAAAGGCCATCACTGCACCCCGTTATTCTGCGGCAAAGGCGCGACACGCGCCTGCCCGCTGCGGTACGCATCGCTGCGCTCCAGCCCGTCGCCCAGACGTTTAGCCTGCATGAGCGCTTCTTTGTACTTGCCGTCGTACAGCGCCATCATGTCTTGCTCACCCTTCATAAAGGTGTACGCCTCCACCAACGAGCCGTAGAGCAGCACGGTGTCGAAGTTGTCACCCAGCCATGTATTGTTGGCCGTGACAATTGATGCTGGATAGAAGAAGTAGTGCAGCTCAACTTGGTAGTTGAGGTCCGGGGTTGGCCCCAGAATAAAAGACAACTCCGTGCTAGCACTGAATGTGGGGCCGAACAGCGCGTAGTACTTGGGAGTGCCTGTATCTGTTGGCGTGGGGTACGCCTGCCGGATAAAATTTACATCCTTGTTGAGCAGGTACTCGTACGCGCCTGTGGTATCAACCACCGCAATTGAGTACACCGACAAAAAGTCATCCGGGCACGACAGATACTTGTTGTTGGGTGTGAAATTGCCCGTGACGTTTTTGCGCAGTGATGGGAACTGGACCGTGTTGTAGATGCGCTGCTCCGCCTGTTTGACGAAGACGGGGATATTCGCCACGAACTCTTGCTCGTAGTTCTGGGTGTAATCCTGAATCGCAGCAGACAACGCGGCGTAGTTCATGCCATCGGGCCTCTAGCCGTCACGCCTTTAGTGGCCGCGCCAGTGCCACGGATTTTGATGCCGCTGGTCTTCATGGGCGGGTAGTCTTGACTGCGGGTGTTGGCCACAGCCACATTGGCTTTACGCATGGTTGTCTTAGCGGGCTCCTCGCCCACCACAACCGACGCTACTTTTGTAGGTTGTTTGTACGTGGCCATATCAAGCTCCTTTGCGACCGGGCGACTTTTGATTTGCCACCTTGGCCAGATTGCGACCCATCTTCAGCATGTCGCTGTTGGTTTTGCCGCCAGCCTTCATTTTGGTCAGGGGCTTGCCGGGGTGCAGTGCTTTCTCGTGCGTATGTACTGCTTTCTTTGCGTCCATCATGATCGACTCCTTATGTCGTTGCAATTGTTACTGTACCAAGGTTCACGGTCAAAACCAAATTATTTGGGGTGAGCGCCGCGTCAAAGAAGCTCGATCCCCCCACTGGGCTCCACCCCCACTGAAACACCCGGCTACCGCCCGTGGCCGTGCCGTCCTCGTCTGGGTCTGTGCCGCTGTTCGGAGCAATCTGCAACCCGCTGTTACCGCCCAGTTGGTACGTTGTGTCGGGCCTTGGGTTGCGCACAGCCTGTGGGTCTTCAACCGGGTACATGCCAAGCTGCAACTGCGGATGGTCGGGGTCCCAACAAACGGTGCACACCAGCATGTTCACGTTCTTGGTCTTGAGCGTGTAAGTCTTCAGCTCCTTGAGCTTGAACCGAAAGCCGCAGCGATCACACTGCGCAATCGCAAACTTGCCAGACGAAAAACGATTGGGCATTAGAACCCCCCGGCGATGTACTGTCTGCGCGGCACAAACCGCACTGCCGCCTTCTCATGGTCTTCCTGCGATGCCAAGTCCCAAGCCTCGTCATACTGCTGTTTGAGGATTGGCAGCCGCTCCATCGCCCCTGGCACCTTGAGCGCCATGTAGTACGACAGCCCTGCCACCATGCAGGGAATAAACCGGAACGGCACATCCATGACGTTGACGCCGCCTCCTGCGTCCTGCACACGGCGCATACGCCAGTACACAAACTGGTATGTGGGGTTGCCCACAGTGCCTTGATCTGGCGTGGGCCACACTGTGACCCGAGGCGTGTTGTTGATGTAGACCGCAGTGCCCACGGTGGGGCTAGTCTGGCTGGTACCATTTTGCGCCCGGAACACCCCACCGAGCTGCGTTGCGCTGTTGATCCAGCCGTAGTAAATGGTCTCAGTGCCGATGTTCAGGTAGCCCAACGTGGGCAGGTTTGCTGTGGATGACAGCGTGATGGTCTGAGCACCAGTGTCAGCACTTTGAAATGTGTAACCCGTGGGAGACACTTGGCCGTCCAACCGCTGCACCCAGAGCTGGATCGGACGGGCCTGCGTTAGCTTGTTGGGGATCGTGGCGTACGTAGAAACACTGATACGCGTGATGGTCAGGTCGGCCTGATTGGACTGTTGATTGGGCTGGGTGCGGATCACATGATCGAGCAGGTCCACCGTGTCGGTGGGCAGTGCGTACGTGTTTATGCCTTGGACCAGCGGGATCGTGCCCTGCTCAAAGGTCCACATGTTGATGCCGCGATTGGCCCAGTCGGCAAACATCAAGTTCATGGAACGACGCGCTGTTCTGAGGTCGTACCCCGTGCGCATCTCCGAGCCCACGCGCTCGAACGCCTCCTCGACGATCTCAGTCAGATCGAGGTTGAAACCGGCTGCTCCAGATGTGGTGGCCATTATCTGTACCTTGCCGTCTTTGCGGCCACTTTGGGGGGCTGTTTCACGAACTGCTTGCCTGCGGCCTTCCCAGCCCGCTTGGCCTTTGTGGTGGCCGCGTACTCCGCAGGGCTCAAAGACTTGATAGCCGCGTCGGGCAGATACCGCTCCCCCGTCTTACTCGACGGTTTGCCGGATTTGGTGCGCCATTTCTGGTCCCCCCAGTCCTTGAGCGATTTCTGCGGGGCTTTCATGTCAGTCCCTGTACCCGCCGCCTGCGGCCTTGTAGCGCTTGGCCATAATTTGAGCTTTACGGGCGCTCCACTGCCCAGCGGCAGTGCCGCCAGTATTGGCGGCTTTAACACTGTTGAATATGCGCTTACGCATCTCTGGCTTGGTGTAGTTTCCGGCCTCGTTGACCTTAGACTTAACCTTGCCGCCTTCAGCGTACTGCGTGAAGTCGGTGTCGTCCCTGCGAGCCTTCTTGACTCCACCGGGCATTTTGGATGGGAGGATCGCTCCCATCCCGCGACTCGCTCTCATATCAGCAGGTCTTGCCGCCGGACTTCATGCCCAGAGGCTTGCTGCCCGACATTTTGACCCTTGTGCCCTTGGTCTTGACACTAGAAAGACCATCTTTGCTAGGCGCTGCGGTGCGAACCGAGCCCATGCTGGACATGCCGCCGTTGGCCATCTTCTTGACGCTGCCGCCGTGCTTCATGGCCGAGTCTTTCATCATCATGCCATCAGGCATTTTGTGCATACCGCCACCAGCCATTTTCTTAGCCGGTGCGCCTTTTTTCTTGGCCATCATTGCCAAAAAACCGGGGTTCATTTTGGAAGCCATAGTATCACCACCTTTTGAAAATTTACGGCCAGTATCGGCCTCGTTGAACTCTTTGCCCACGGACTGTGGGACCCCCACCTTCTTGGCAAATGCGGGGTTATTGGCCACCGCTGCCATGAAATTGTGCTGCTTCTTACTCGTGCTCGGCATCTGGCTTTTTCCTGCGGATCAACTCCGCAAAAGGCTTGCCGGAAATCATCTCAATAATCCGCATCAGCGTCCACACCGCACCAATCAAGCCAAACACGGGCGTGAGCAGCTCCAAGAACGAGCCAATGGCCGCAAACACCGAGACAATATCCACGGTGTTTTTTACAAGGTCTGTGTTCTGGCTCATGTCAGCATTTCCAGGCCCGAAGGCTCTTGTTGATGCGGCTGTTGGGGTCTTTGGCAGTCTTCTCGCTGGTCAGCTTCTTTTTCATGCCGGTCATTCGGGCACAAAAAGAGTCGCGCCTGCTGCCGCCCTCGGGTTGGGGCGCTTTCAGTCCGGGTTTTCCCGGATTGGCCTTGTTGTAGGACGCCCGCCCCTTGGCGTTCAAGCCGCCCTTTTCCGACTTGCCTTCTTTGCGTGTCCATGCGGGTGACTTAGCCATAAAACACCGTCACTTTCGCGCTTGCTGGAAGCGTAACGTGAATGTCTGTGTAGTACAGGATGCCCTCGCCCGGAATTGGTAGTCCAATTGGCTGCGTGCCTGTACCAATGTTAAATTGCAGACGGATAGTGCCGGAAGCTCCCCCGTCTCTAAAAATAATATCGCCCGCCGTCCCGCCCGATATGCACTGATACCCCTTCAGGCGGTTTCGTCCAGAGACAACTGTGCCTGTGGTCTCAATGTGCGCCGCCTTAACGTCTGTTTGCATCGTCATGATGCGCTCCTATTAAGCCGTACGGGTAAACACGTAGGCGGTGGCACTGGAGAACATGATGGTGAACCGGGCAAGGCCCGTGGCACCAGCGGCAATGGTCAAGTCACCAAACGAGCCTGGAGTGTCCGCAGCAGCGCTGGACAAGATGCCGTTGGTAGCAACCGCAATGGTCACGGTCGATGCGCCCCCAGTGCTGTCCACGTACAGATCGAGAACGGTACCTTTAACAGCACCAATAGCAGCACCAAGCAACGTACCCGTAGGCAGCGTGATGGTCGTTGCGGCAGCAGAGGTGGAGGTGATGTAGCCCGTTGCAACGTCTGCTGCGGAGGCGGTGGCCGTAGCGTTAATTGCGGCTGTCGTTGGGTGGTTTTGGTCGGTGAAGACCAGGTTGGTGGTCGTCAGGTCTGTGACGCTGGTGGTGACGCCAAGCGTGCTGGTGACAGTAACAGCACCCGTTGTAGCGTTGGTGGAGATGGTTTGAAAGCCATTCTCGGAACGAACTGGGCCGTTGAAGGTGGTATTAGCCATGATGATTCCTCACATGCGAGCATTGTGGGCGTTCTGTCTGCATGTCGTCAGCCGGGACTGTCAGAACGCCGGGAACCCCGGAATAAAAGCAATATACACCAAAAGAAAAGGGGGCACAAGGCCCCCTTTTCACCATCATCAGGACGAACCTGACGAACCCCACATGCCCAAGGGGTCACTCCAGCCAAAGCTGTAACGCTCGCGGGCCTTGTAACGCACGTTGCCGGTATCGAAATCACCATCCATCGAGTTGGCCAGAGGCATACGCTCGAAGTGCTTCATGCCGTTGGGAACGTCAGTGCACAAGAACCATGCGTTTGGATCGGTCAAGAAGTGGTTGACGGTGTAGCCTTCTGGGATAGCGCCCATCTGCTTCAACGCGTTGATGTCGTTATCCGCAGTGGAAACCCGCAGCTCGGTGTCAAGCAGACGCTTAGCAACGAACATCAGGGCCGGAGGGATCACCATCTTGCGGGGCTTGGCAGCGATCAGCAGACCGCGCTCATCGGTCCACGCAGCGATTTGAATCACAGCGTTTTCCAGAGCCGTCTCGTTCAAATCAACGCCAGTGGTCGGGCTGTTGAAGTTGACACCGCCGCCAACGAGTGGGTGGCCAACACGAGTGTTGGAGCTGTTGTTGCCAAACAACGTCACACCGTCACCGCCGAGAAACGCGCCGTTAAAACCGTTGTTGACAACGGCTGCAGCCTTGACCTGCTTGGTGTAGGACATGGCGCGGGCCAGAGCTTTGGTGTAACGAGCAGACAGGCTGTCGTACAGGTTGTCCTCAACCGCCTCTTCGGTGATCGAGAAGCCCAGAGCAATGGTCTCGTGGGTGTAGCGGGCAGTGAACGCCTCTTGCGCATTGTCGTAAGCGATGGCGGAGCCCTCGCTCTTGACAGGTGCAGCGCTGAAGCCAGCCAGCTTGGTCTCTTCTTCAAAGCTACGCTCCGATTTCTCGGTCTCGTAGAGTTCCTTGTGCTCTTCGCCGTAACGAGAGTACTCCATGCCAAACAGGGCGTTCAGACCGGGGAGCAGCTCTTTGAGCAGTTGTGCGCGTGAAATAGTCATTTTTTAATACTCCTTACAGACCAACGGCGTTGGTGAAGCTGTGGTAGCCTGGGTTGATCTTCACATAGACATCGGTGAAGGCATCGCCCACAACCGAAAATCCCTGCACGTTGGGGAACCCGACAACACGGAAGGCCGCAGTGGTGGTCACAGCCGAGGAGCCTGCTACGACAGAAGCCGTAGAGTTACCCGTGGTTGTGCTACCAGTTGCCACAGCGCTTGTGGTGAAGAACACGTTCGCGCCCACAGCGGCTTGCGTCACAGAACCAGCGGACTGGACCTGAAACACCACGTTGGGATCGTCAACAACCATCGCATTGATGACGCCAGTGGTACCCGTGGGGTAGAACTGCGAGAAAATCAACTGCCCTTGAGCGTTGAAGAACGAGCAGCCAACAAACACACCCACGATACCCGTGTTAGCGGTACCTGTAGGAAAGCCGTTGGTCGTCGCGTCAGCGCCGGTTGCAGTTGCCACAGCCAAGTAGCCGCTTGCATTCACGTACACGGGCGAGCCGTTGAAAATGTTTGAGGCGGTACCTGCGGGGTCAATGAGATAAGTACGGGTCGCACCTGCATAAGGGGTGCCACCCAACTGGTTTATGGGCTTAAGCCCATAGGGGGATGCTACTGCTGCCATTTAAGACTCCTTGTTACTTTGAACCAGAACCAAACCCAACGCCGCGTGTCGTGGAAGATTTCTTTTCCGCAAACAAGGGCATACGGGGGTCGTTATTACGCAAAAAGTGGTTGTCCACTGAGTCCATCTGTCCCTGAGCTTGGTTGTTGTAGTAGTCCTGGCGGGAGCGGAAACGCTCAGTGGGCATTTTGCAAAGCATCAAGCCACCAATTTCCACATTGCCCGTCTTCTCACTGCCTGCAAGCATCAGTTCTGGATGGTCCACGGCCTTTACCGGCTCCCAGCCTTCACGCATCTTTTGGGACACGTTGGTGGGGATTGACTGCCCGAGGATATGAGTACCAACCCAATGGTAAACCCACCCCGGCTCAGGTGTCGGATCAGGCAAGTTACTCGGCGGTGTGTACACCGAACGAGCAGATTTTTCGCGTGACTTTAGGTCACGATTGGTACGGTCTTGCAGTTCAGCCATTTTGGGACTCCAGTTTTAAAACTTCCTGTGCATACTTTTGCGGATCGAGATTGAACCTCTTAACCAACGCGGCTTGCGTGGGCGTAAATTCAACCCGTCTCTTGCCTGTCGAACGACTGGCCGGAGCCACAACAGATGTAGGTTTTCTCGCCGTGGAAGAACCTTGTGACCGTTGCCTGTCTTCCCCAAAAACTTCGGGGAACTTGGACTGTACGCGAGCATTGATCTGCTCGAAATATTCATCACTGCGGGGATCAACCCCGTTATTGACTAGCTTTTGATGCAGCCCTAGTGCGTAGCTGGTGACTTCCTCAAAACCATCAGAGCCGAACCACTGGTTTTTTGCCTGCCAGCGCAGTGTTTTCTCGTCGGCCCGCACAGGTTCTGGTTGCGGTTGCTGAGTTTGTACACGGTCTTGCGACTGTTGTAAAGTGGGTGCACGCATATTTTTTGCACTTTGCGAGTCCCACTTAGCTTCAGCCAGTGCTTCTTGCGCGGCAATAATCGCGTCAGTATCAAACGCTTCTTGCGCCGCTTTAAGTTCTCGGCGGGCTTTCTCCAGTTTGGCTTCCGCAGCCTCCTGAGTAAGCGACATGTACTGCTGGGTGCCAGCCTGCACGTACTGCTTGAGCCGGTTGTTCTCGTCCACCATTGCGTAGGCCAAGCGCTCAAGCTCCGCTTTCTCCCGTGCCAGGGACTCTTTTGCCCTGCGCTCGTCGTGGCGTGCGTGCGTCAGCTCTTTGAGGCGCTTTTTAACGCCGTCGGTGTAGCTGTCCAGCTCCTCATCGGTCGGATCGTTCACCTCACGGTCCAGTGGCCTGCGGCCTCTGTCACGCTCTGGGGTGTCGTCAACAATATCAATCTCGACATCGCTCTCACCGGCTGTCGTGATCTCAATCTTGGACTCGTCGTTTTCCTTTTCGTCAGGAAACTTAAAATCGTTTGCCATGATCGCTCCTTATGCGCGGGTTATCCCACGGGGGTCTTGCACTACTGCGTCCACTTGATCGTCGTTAATCAAGCGAAACTCTTTGCCAAAAATCTTAAACCGCGTACCGGAGTACGTACGGACCAAGACGAAGTCACTTTTTTTGCACCAAGCGCCGTTGGGGAACTTAGCCTGATCTTTATATGCATCAGGGCCAACATCCAAGACGAACAACACGGTAGTCGCGTGCTCTTCTTGTTTGATGAACGACGATGGTTTGACCAAGTCAAGCTCCGTACCGTCGAGCTTTTCAGACACATCGGGCACGATACACAGCAGCTTCCAGCCAGTGGGGATAGGCAAGCTTGTTGCTTTCTCCTCTGCCGCTGCCTCTGGTGCAGGCGCGTGCTTTGGCTGAATGGTGGGCGGCAGACTAATGCCGGGAGGCAGGAGGATTTCACTCATTGTCGTTTTCAACTTTCTTCGCAAGGTCAAGGAGGTGGCGCTCTGCGGTAGCTAGACCCTGAATAACACCGCAAAGTTTTTGGTACTCATCAAAAGAGCGACACGCACCCCCCGCCAAATCATCGGCGTAGTTGTTCATGTCGATGCGTAAATTCTCGCGCAGCACGCGCACAAAATCTTGGATCATTTGGTGGTTTTTCCTTTTTGCTGTTGCTGCATCCGCTGCTGCTGCGCCATCTGGTCTTTACTTTTGGCAATATCTATGCCCATGCGTGCACCGTCGCGCTGCTGCTCAGCGGCCAGCCGCTCGTTGTCGTAGCGCATCTTGGCCGCGACCTTTGTGCCTTCGAGCTGCATACGTGTGGTCAAGTCCTCGCGCTTGAGCGCCAGCTCGTCTGCCCGAGCAGCGGCGTCGATGGCCATCTGTTTCTCCTTGATCTGCACCTCCTGGGCCTTGATCTGCACCTCTTGCGTGCGAATTTGAAGCTCTTGCTGCTGCATCTGGATGAGCGGGTCTTGCTGTTGCTGCTGGGCTTGCTGCTGCGCAGCCATCGCTTGGTTTTGCTGCAGGACCTGCTGCGCGGCCTGCGCCATCATGGCGCTGAGCTGCAGCTCGATCTCGGGCGGCAACTTCTCGTCTTGCGGCGGCAGGGGCATACCGAGCTGCTGCTCGATCTTTTGGCGATAGCCAAACCCAACGTGCTCGGCAATGTGCGCCATCATGGCCGCTTGAATCTGCGGCGCTTTGGGGTTCTGCCCGACGAGCTGCATGATGATCGGGTCCTGCATGGCCGAGCTGTGCACTTTAATGTGGGACTCGTGGTCTTGGTACTGAAACGCCTTGAGCGGCTCGCCCTTGAGCGCTGCCATGTTCTCGGAGACGGGGTCCTTGGGTTTCTGGTCATCCTCCAGAGGCACCAGATCAGCCGCGTTCTTGATGCCCAGCACCTCCAGCATCCCCCGGTGCAGCTTGGGCAGGTCGTAGATGTCAGGGGCCATCTGCGCCATCTGGATCACCGCTTGGTACTGCACCACGCGCTGGCTCATGGTGGCCGCGTTGGGGTCGCTCACGGGAATGATCTCTACGTGGCTGTAGTCGGACTTCTTGGCTTTACGTGGCGCATCAACCGGGTCGTAGTCGTAGCTGTCCTCCGTGTAATCCCTAATGAGCCCCGCCAAAAGTTTTAACTCTTGTTTGAACGAGAAGTGCAGACGCGCTGAGACTGCGGTCATCACTTTGAGCTGACGCTCCAAGAGCGCCAACGTAGTGCCCACCGGGGCCTGCGCGGACATGTCCGAGACCTTCATGTCAGCCGTAGCGGCGAACCTGCGGCCCTCCTCGACGATCTTGTCCATGAGCGCTGCCAGCACGGCAGAGGGCTCTTTGTAGGGCAGCGGCAGGATGTTGTCGCGCAGCGCCCCTGAGCCGATGTCTACGTCCCGGAACTCACCCGGCGCGATGGGGGTGTCATCTCCCTTGATCCGCAGGCCACGGGTCTTCAGACCACCCGGCAGGTTAGAGAGCGTTCCCGCATCCACCAACTGGCGCATGATGCTTGTGGCGCTCTTGGCGTAGCCACCGATCAGGTGGAACAGCCCAAACCCGTACGCTCCGAAGCCGGGGATGTACTGGTAGTGCACAAAGTGCTGGCGCTTGAGGCACAGCTTGTCGTCCTCGCTCCAGTTCCTGCGCAGGGACAGCACCTCGTTGCTGCCCTTTAGTATGGTCATCACGTATGGCAGCGTAACGCCAAGGGGCTGGTCGTCATCGTCCATCTCGGTGTGCTCGTCGCCCTTGACCACCAACGCAACGTGGCTCTCGTACAGGGTGTAGCGGTCATCGTTCAAGTCCGAGAACCCCGTCTCCTTGTCCTTGGCTTGCTGGATGTCGGTCTTGCTCTTGTCGGGCTCTGGCAGCTCAATGTCGCGGTAGAACCCCGCTTGCTGGAGCTTGATGATCTCGCTCTTGGTTTTCCTCAACGTGTGCGTGACGCGGTAGCAGGTGTCAAGGTCCGTCGCCCCGTACGGCAAGATGATGTCTTCTGCTGGTATGAACATGCTGACCTGACGGCCCAGGCCGGGGTCGTAGTAGACCTTCTTGAACGCTGAGCCCGTGGCGGGCAGGCTCCAGAGCATCCTCTCGTGCTCTGGGCGGAACTCGCGCATGACCTCGGTCAGCTCGTAGTTCATGTCGTCCTGCACCCGGTCTGCCGCCTCGTCTTTGTCCGGGGTCTGCTTGCCCAGTATCTTGGTCTTGACCGGCCCCTGCGCGGGGAAGGTCTCCGTGATCGACTCTGACTGGAACCTGACCACGGCTTCTGTAATCATGGGGTGGAACACCCCACACGCGCCGTCCCACGGCTCTGTACGCTCCTCGTACTGCAGGCCCAGCAGCTTGATGCCCTGCACGTAGGATTTCTCCCACTCACGGCGTGAGCCCAGGTCATTGGTAATATCTTCGGACAGCTCGCCTGCCAGCGTAGCTAGCTCCCCATCACTGAGTTCTTCTGCAAGGTTCTGGCCAAACGTGTCCTCGTCCTCACCTGGGCGTATGGACAGCTCCATGTCGCCTGCGTGGATGTTAACCTCCTCGGGGTCAATGATTTCGATCTCAATGGGTTCCTCGTCCTGCGCAAGCGCCTCGATGCCCTTGGGCTGCTGGTACAGTGCTTTGTCGATGTTTGTGGCCATGTCATGTCCTCAGTAATACGCTGCGCTGCGGCGTCGAAAAAATCGTGGTGCATCTTGCTCGTCAGTTGCCAGCGAGATGAACCCGCCTTGCCTAAACCTGAGCAGGGCTTGAGAGGTCGTGTCCACGAAGTCGTCATTCTCGCCGTGGGGAAAGGATGCAACCTCTTCAATGACCTCGCGTGCCCAGCGAGTATCTGGAGCCCACACTGTACTTGATGCGAACAAATCAGCAACTGCGTTCAGACGCACGATCTTGTCGTTGCCCCGGCTGGGGTTGGTCTCTTGCACGGGTATGCCCATGCGCCTGAGTTCTTGTATCAGCGGAGCGCCAGCGGCCTTTTTCTCCACAATGAACGCATCGGGCTCCCACTCTTTATAGTGCTTGAGCGCTGCAGCTTTTAACTCCGGGAACTGCATCCGGTCTTTGAACGCGTCGAGCAAAATAATCTG